GCTACCCTGACACTACTGCAAGATATGGAACAAAAAAATCGTTTGTAATTTTCCCAACGGCACTAACTGATAGCGAATGTATCGCCCTGACCACACTATGATGTTAAATTGCTCAAAATGTAAATTGGATAAAGATTCCTCTGCTTTCTCAAAAAACAAGAGTAAGAAGAGTGGATACAATACCTATTGCAAAGAGTGTATGGTATCATATCGTAAGGAGAATGCTGATAGATTGAAGATATACTTCAAGGAATACGGAGAGCAGAACAAAGAGAAGATTAACAAGCGTACCTTGAATAGATACCACAACGATATCCAAGCAAATCTTCGCCATACATTGAGAGGTAGATTTAACAATGCAATCCAGAGAGGATGGAAAAAAGGTTCTGCCGTAAGAGATTTAGGTTGTTCTATTGAAGAGTTCAAGTCTTACTTGGAATCTAAATTTGATGATGGAATGACTTGGAATAATAAAGGAAGAGGTGGTTGGCACATTGACCATATCGTACCACTATCAGCTTTTGATTTAACCAATAGAGAGCAAGTGAAAGAGGCTTGTCATTATACTAACCTTCAACCTTTGTGGGAGCAGGATAACTTAATTAAAGGAAATAACATATAATTATGGCATCTATATACGACAAAGCCAGTTTAGTAATGATTCCCTCTGGAAGTAAGGAGGGCAAATTGTACTCGCAGAAGCCTACTAACGGAGATGGGGATTTTACCTTTTCTCGTTCAACTGCTGCTACGAGAGTTAATGCAAGTGGGAATATAGAGAAGGAGACAGGGAACCTGTTGGTGCAGAGTAACCAATTTGATACTACTTGGGCAATCGGTGGTACAGGTTCAATAGTAGGAGGTCAATCCGATAAGGATGGAGGCAGTGATGCTTGGCTACTTTCTAAAACTGCTGCTTGGAGTTACTTGAGTCAGTCTACTACTCAAAGCGGCGTGAATACTTTTTCCGTATATGCAAAGGCAAACGCCTCAAGTTATATGCTGATGAGAGTAAGTGGTGGTTCTAATCCAATCGTTTATTTTAATTTAAGTAGTGGTGCGGTATCTCTTGAGGTGAATAACATAGAAGCCTCTATTGAATCAATAGGAAGCGGTTGGTATCGCTGTTCAATAGTTACTAATGTTTCTATAACTGATGTCCGTATTTATCCTGCCGAAGCAAACACTGCAGGAGCAGCATCAGGCTCTGTCTACATCCAAGATGCCCAATTAGAGCAGGGGCTTGTAGCAAGAAATGTTATCACAACAACTACTTCTGCTATCTATGGAGGTATTACGGATAATGTACCAAGACTTGACTATACGGATAGTTCGTGTCCTGCTTTGTTGTTAGAGCCTCAAAGAACGAATGTATTTGATTATAGTGAATACGCAAGTGGAAACTCATCTGCTAATGCGCCAACTTTAGTAGATAACTATGCCGTTAGTCCTGAAGGTTATCAAAACGCATTTCAAATATCTACTGATGCAGGAACATTTAGAAGAGTTAGAAAAATCTTGACAGGATTAAGTGGAAACACTTCATACTCAATGAGCATCTTTGTTAAGAAAGCGACCAGTGCTATATCAACATATGGAGGTTTAGGTATGGTGTGGCAAGGAGGTACTCAAAAAGTGAACTACATTATATTTGATGAGTATAATGGAACAATGTCTATTCTGCAAGACCAGACAGGAAACACATCTACCAAAGTTGATGATGTAGGAGGTTATTGGAGATTTAGTGTTAGTGCTACTGATACAGGAAGTAATACCTCTTTTGAAGCTGCTTACTATGCTTGTTTATCAGCAACAGGAAGCACTATTGGTGTAGGTGTTAAAACTTGGGTAGGATATGGCTTCCAACTTGAAGCAGGAAGTTACGCAACAAGTTACATCCCTACCTATGGGAGTGCGGTAACGAGGGTTAAAGACTTTACTCAAATGAGTTTATCAAGTTTTGACTTGACAGGTTCTTTCTCTATGCACTATCATTTTGGAAAGACTCAAAAGTTGCAAACGGCATCCTCAAGTTTTGCTCACTATAATACTGATACAAACGATTTTTTCCTATACACTAACTCTTCAGGTAATGATGGGTTAAACATTTATATGGATGGACCGAATGGTGGTTATGTTTTTGGTTCGGGACAAAACGATGCTTGGAGTACCGATGAAAGTAAGATATGTATTACCTATGATGCTACTACAGGTCGTTTAGCATATTTCATTAACGGAGTTAAATTTAATGAGCAGACTAACTTCTTGAGTTTTGGTGATGCAGTAAGCAATCCAAACTTTCAAGGAGATGAAAACATTGTAAACATCAACAGGTATTTATTCTTTACTCAAGCATTAACTGACCAAGAGGCGATTGACCTAACAACACTATAATTATGAAAACATTTAGAAAATACGAATTTGGTAGCAAGTCTGCCGCAAGTGCAAAAATCAACGCATTAGGAGTTGATGAAGATGGTAACCCTACACACTCTCACTCTATCGTAAGACTCGGACAACTCGTAGTAACCGAAGGAACTTACGATGATGAAGGAAATGAACTAACCGCTCCTGTATTAGCAGATAACTATTCAGTAGATGTGCTATGGGATGGTGAGCCTGATAGTTCTTGGGATAGTGCTATGATATGGTGTGCGCCTATCGGTGTTCATACCTTCGGTTCATCTTCTGCTATTCGTGAGTGGACTGAAAAGTGTAAGGAGTTGCATCCTGAATACTTCCCAGAGCCTGAAGAAGAGCTTGAATAATGAACGATAAAAACTACATTCCTTCTCGCACCTCTCCGAAGAACAGTCGGAGGGGTTGCTTGTGTTGGGAGACCTCAACTTATTCTATAGAGTGTTGTGATGGGTCGGTGAGAGCGCAAGGAGTAGGAAGCATATACCTTACCGATGAATGATGCTATCAAAGAACCTTTCGCTTGTGGAAGTGATGAAGTCTGCTACTGCGATAAAGCACGGGATTGCCAACGAGCCAAGCTCACAGCATCTAACCAATTTGAAGGCAGTAGCCACCAATATCTTTCAACCTTGCCGAGACTACTTTGGGAAACCGTTAGCCGTTACATCAGGGTATCGCTCACCAAAGTTGAACGAGTTAATCGGTGGCTCAAAAAGGTCGCAGCATTCCAAAGGAGAGGCTTTAGACCTTGATGCACAGGTGTACGGTGGTTTCACCAACGCTGAACTCTTCCACTACATCAAAGACAACCTTGACTTTGACCAACTGATTTGGGAGTTCGGAAACGATGAAGAGCCAGATTGGATACATTGTAGTTATACAACGGAGAATAGAAGAGAAGTATTGAAAGCCTACAAGCATAACGGAAAGACACGATATGATAAACTATAAGCTCATTAAGAAAAACCTAAAGACCATTATCGGCTTTGCTGATAGTGAGTTCTTGGAACTACTCATTGCTATCCTACACACCTTCCTGTTGCCTTTGGCAGTATGGAGTGAGATAGGTTTCAAGTGGCACATCATTCTCTTCGCTGTAGGCGGAGGACTCTTTCAGTTTTATAGTGTAGGTATGAGAGACCTGCGTTGTAGATACTACTCAACGATTATCGCTACGATTGTAGCGTTTCTTACAACGGAGGAATACATCATTACAGGTAAGATGTGGGAAGCCCCAAGTAGATTTGGTTGGCTTATCATTGCCGTAGCAGCAGTTATCAATCAATTACGAGTCACCAAACAATGGAAAGCAAAGAACTAATTATAGCCGTAGTTACGATTCTTGGTAGTGGTGCAGCTTTCAAGTTTTATGAAAGTTTTATCAAGACCAAGAAGGAAGAGGCACGAGAGTTGCGACAAGAGCGCAGAGAGGAGAACCCAGAGGCAATGTTTAGAGATGATTTGTTGAAGCGAGTGAACGAGATGAGTACATCTCTTGAAAATGCCCAAAGCGAAATCTTGAGACTTACCCAAAAGGTTGCCGAACTTGAAACGGAAAATAGATACTTACAAAGAGAAATTGACATACTTAAAAGAGGCTAATGAACATAACACACGATAACGATAGCTTGGACAGCTTCATCAATGAGTTAGAGAACAAAGAACAACCAACCTGTAACATAGAAAACCCTGAAGACTGCGAAGCGTGTGGCTCGTAAATGGTGCGAAATAGCACCAAAGGAGTGTAACCCTAAATGTAAGTGTAATGAACCCACTAATAACAAAACTGCTCGGAAAAGGCGCACAGGAGACCATAGAAGCCGTTTCTAATGTCGTGGATAGGTATGTATCCACCCCAGAGGAGAAAGAGGCTATAAAGGCTTCTATTGAAGCCGAGATTAGTTCTCGTTGGAGAGCGGATATGAAAAGCGACAGTTGGTTAAGCAAAAATGTACGACCACTAACGCTGATTGTAGTGATTAGCTTCTTGGTAATTACCACCTTCTTTGATGGGTTGGGCTACCTACAGGTAGACCCTGCTTGGATTAGTCTATGGAATATGTTAAGTGTAACGGTAGTAGGAGGTTACTTCGCAGTACGAACTCTGGACAAGAGAGGTAATGTTAAGTAGTTTGTGTATAACAAAACTTGATAGTATCATTTTTTAGTTAGAACTTTGTATATATAGATATTAAGAGGCGGTGGCTTGTAAGCCTCTACACTAATAGATAGAGATATAGATATATAAAGAGAGGCTTATAGCCTCTTTTTTTTATAACTATATATAGATTTATATAAGGGGGGAGTTGTGTCTTGTAGACACTTCCCCTCTTTTTTTTTGTTCTTATGTTGTATGTTAAGATTTTTGTTTACATTCGTATCAAATCAAAATTACTATGTCAGTACAAGAACAATACATTGACTTATTAGAGGCTCGTGTAGAGGCTCTTGAGAAAGAACTCCAATTGATGACCGATTGGATATGCAGAGACAATCGTGTCCTACGAGGATTGTCACCTGAAATTACCCTTGACCAATTTAAATGCTACAAAGAAGGTGTCCAAGAAGATGAAGCCACGCTATAGCGTAACCGAATACCCAGAGAATTATGAAATCAACGAAATCACTTTACGAGACCACTTTTACCTCCACTTCGGATTCTACGATGACAGGAGGTTATGGGGAGGCAGAAGTCAAACAAGACTCGCCAAGTACCACCAACCAGAGCTTGACACCAAGCTACTATTTAGGAAAGTATAAAGGCATTGAGGCTTTTGATGTGTGTATGGACTTTGCAAGAGACTCATACAATATGGGGGTGGCTATCGCCTACTTGCTACGAGCAGGTAAGAAAGAGGGCAACCCAAAGTCGCAAGACATAAACAAAGCTATCCACCACCTACAAAAAGAATTGGAGTATGAACGAATTGACCCTACACCTGAAGCTACCCAAGACAATAAGTCTTAACACACTCTACGCAGGTAAGCATTGGACATTTAGAAAAAAGAAGAAAGATGAGTATAAGAAAATCGTTGAGAAAGAATTGGATAATTACGACCACTATAGCGCAGAGGGTTGTTCTATCTATATTAGGTACAATGCTCGTACCGATGTGGACAACAATGTACTTGTGTCAAAATTTGTTGCTGACACTCTCGTTGCTAACGGATGGATTCCTGATGACTCTCCTAAACATTACAACAGGCTCACTATCGTTTTTGACCCTACGGTTGAAAAGAATTATTGTGCGGTTGAAATTAGATTGAGAGGTACTACCCTCATATAAACATTTTTATTAACTTTGAACCATTAATTAAATTATATAACGATGACTAAAACATCTATTGTCAAGGACATTAAGTCCGCAGGTCAACCCTACGAGGGTCAGTACGGAACTCTATATGGGTTCTATGTAACATTTGAGAACGGAGACAACGGAAAGTACAACTCCAAGTCTGCCGACCAAACGAAGTTTGTAGTTGGGCAAGAAGCCACTTACGACTACATTCCAAGAGAATACAACGGCAAGACCTACTACACGGTTAAGCCTGTCAATCCACAATACGCAACACCATCTTCTGGTGGTTCACAAGGAGGTAAGCACACCTCTAAAGATGAGAGTATCATTAGACAAACTGCGTTGAAAGCAGCAGCCGAGTTGGGGGGTACACCTCAACAAGTTATTGCGAATGCACAAACCTTTGCTGATTGGGTGATGAAGAAAGCGGAGCTTCAGGCATCTCAATCACAACACTTTGCAGGAAGGCAAGAAGAAGTCGTGACAAACGATATGCCATTCTAAAAAGATAACTATATTAGGGGGGAGGCATTGCCTCTCCCTTTTTAATTAAACACTCTATGTCAAAAATATCCTATGCCGATGTGTTCGGTAAACTTGATGATGTCCGTAATGGAAAAGTACAGGAGGGCATCAAGTTCGGTCAATGGAATCTTGACCAATACCTACGGTTCAAACGAGGTAACTTTAATGTAGTTCTGGGACACGCCAATGTCGGGAAGACTTCAGTCATCCTCTACCTAATGTTACTACAAGCAATACGCAACGATATAAAGTGGTTGGTGTTCAGTTCCGAGAACACACCTGTATCACTTATTAAAAAGATAAGCGAGTTCTTCTTGGGTAAGCCCATCAACAAGATTGAGGAGGATGAGTTCCTTATGGCTCAAGATTTAGTCCAGAGGTACTTCATCATCATTGATAGCGATAAGAAGATGTACACCTATGCGGAGTTGCTTGAAGAGGCAACGGACATCTATTACGAGGAAGGGTTTGATGGTTTCTTGATTGACCCTTACAACTCGCTGTCAAAGGACAAAGAGATGTACAAAACACTTGGTGGTCACGAGTACGACTACGAGGTGAGTACACACTTTAGAAATTGGGCAAAGCAACACGATGTAAGCATATGGCTCAACACCCACGCAGTTACTCAAGCCTTGCGTATGAAACACGCACAAGGACACGAGTATGCAGGACATCCTATCCCACCAAGCTCTGCCGATATAGAAGGCGGTGGTAAGTTTGTAAACAGGGCAGATGACTTTGTAGTCATTCACCGATACATACAGCACCCTACGGAATGGATGTACAACCACATCCACATACGAAAGGTGAAAGAGGTGGAGACAGGTGGTAGACCTACACCTATTGATGAACCGATAAGATTTCGTAGTTTGCCTGATAATGTAGGCTTTGAGATTCACGGAGAGAATCTTATCAGCAAGAAAGAAAAGAAACAAAGCGACTTACCTTTTTAGATATGGAAGAAGAAGATTACGGATGGGTGAAAGGAGGAAGCAAGAGTATAGCATTGCTCTGGCTACGCCAAAAGAATAGTGACCTAATGCAGATTGCCAATGCATTGAAACCGCAAGACCCGACTAACGAATATGAGATGGACATATTCCTTGACCTTGTGAGTATCTATGGTGCTATAACGAGTGCTATAGATATGGTAGAGGATGTGCAGAATATGGTATGGGCAGCAGAAGCGAAGAACTCGGACTTGAAGCTAACGATACGCCAACTCACCAAGAAGATTAAAACATACGAAGACAAATTTGATAACCTTAACGAACACCTTAAATGATAGCAAACGAATTAAACTTACAGGAAGAGTACGACAACTATGTCATCTTGAACAAGATTGCAAAGAATAGAGAACATAGAAATGTGATGGCAAGGTTTGCTTTTATGGTTGCAGCTCGTGAGATATACAACACCTTGCAGATAGCGAGGGTTATGGACAAGAACCACGCAACAGTAATACACGCTTGGAAGCAGCACGAGATGAATCTCAAATACGACAGGCAGTATCTACAATACTACAATCAAAGTGTAGACATTATCAACAAGATACACAAGGAGGAACTTGAAAGTCCAGAGTACAGCCTACGCATTCAAAATGCAAAACTTCAGGAGCGTTTACAAAAAGTTCGTGAAGAATTGTTGGAAACTCGTAATAAGTTGTATATTAGGGAGGAAGAGATAAACCGCTTAAAGAAAAATGAACTTTGCACTTGATATAGCACCTCTCGCAGGTTTTTTGGTTGGCATCAACTATTGGAACTCAACAATGGATGATGATTATGAGAACCCCAAGTACCACTCTTTGCAGTTGTGCTTTGGGGTTTTTGCTTTAGTAATTACTTGGGCAACCATAATAGAAGAGTAATGACTGTCCTACACTTACTTGCTGATTACCATAAGGAATGGCTAAAGATGGCACACAAGTTTGGTGCGGGTAGTTACGCAGAAGACATCGTGCAAGAGATGTACATACGCCTCAACAAGTATGTAAGCGACCCAGAGCGTATAATGTACAAGGGTCAACCCAACAAGCTCTTTGTATGGGTAACCCTGCGTAATATGGTAAGGCAGTTCCAAAACAAGAAAGACCTACTCATCTATTCAGGTGATATGGTAGAGTACGATGTGGAGGAGAATCGCTACGACAAGGAGGAAGCCGAAGGTTTTGAGAGGCTGATAGACAAGGTGTGGGACATTATGGAAGACCAACATTGGTACGACCAAAAGATGTTTGAGATATACCACACGACTAATATGAGTATGCGTGATATAGAAAAGGAGACAGGCATCAGCCTCTTCTCCATATTTGATACATTAAGAAAATCCAAAGAGTATGTCAAAGAAAAAATCAACGAAGACTACGAAGACTACAACAACGAAGACTACGAACTCATCTAAAGGGTTAGGTGATGACATTGAGAAAATCACAAAGGCTACAGGAATCAAGAAGGTGGTAGACACCTTTGCGGAACTGACAGGTATAGATTGTGGTTGTGAGGCTCGTAAGGAGAAGCTCAACAAGTTGTTCCCAAGAAGAACCCAACCTTTATGTCTGGAAGAGGGAGAGTACACGACTCTCAAGCAGTTCTTTAATGACTTTAATGGTAGAGAGGTCAAAGAGGTGTACCAAGAGCCATTGAGTAGAATACACTCACGAGTGTTCCAACACAAATACTACATCCCTTGTAGCTGTAATCCGAGAGAATGGTCACAGCACATTGCAGACCTAAAGAAGATATACGGAGAGTATGAAGGAGCTTGATTTATTTAACATACTCAAGCTCTGCTTTATGAACGACCTTGAGAAGAGTGAGAGTCAATACTCTCGCTTTGATTGTTTCTCTGCCAAGTGGAAGATGGACATAGAACTCAAGTGTCGTAGAACTCATTATGATGAGTTGCTTATTGAGAAAGATAAGTACGATGCCTTAATCGCCAGAGCCGAGAAATTCGGTACACGCCCATTCTATATTAACTCAACACCTGAAGGTATCTATGCGTTCAACCTACAGGAGTTTACGGATATAAAGTGGGAGATGAAAGGGGGTCTACCAAAGACCACCGACTTCTATGATAATCGCAGGATTGTGAAAGAGGTGGGCTTCCTACCTATAGCACAAGCCACACAACTCAATGAAGAATGAGTTTTCAAAAAGGAGACATAGGAGAAGACTTGTGGTGTACCCACCTTTCTAACAAAGGTCACTACAACATCACACCCGCACCCAAGATGAAGTTCTACGATTGGGATGTGAAGAGTGAACACAACAATCGTGAGTACACCTTTGAGGTGAAGTACGATGAGAAGGCATATTGGTGGGCTAACAGGAGGGGTAAGCCTGAACAGCCTAATCTATACATAGAGTTCAAGAATACGAACAAGGATGAGGATTCTGGTATAAGAGCTTCTAAAGCATTGTACTATGTGTATATGCTTGTAAGAGATGAATCAGTCACGGCATACCTATTTGACCGTGTAGGACTGTTAAGTCATTTAGAGGACATAAGCTATAAGGTTGTTGGCAACGCAGCTACAGGAGATGATAACGCTTTAGGATGGATACCTCCACTACATCAGTTGATTAGCCAACCTTGCTTCCTTCAAAAAATTTCTTTGAAATAGTTGTGTGTTAACAATTTTGTGTATATTAGCAGAAATCAAAACACAATTATTATGTCAAAGAGAAAGTTCACTACTAAAGAACACATCATCTACGGAGGTACTTGCTACCTCCTTGCCACCATCGGTGTAATCGCTATGGTTGCCTTGTACGAGTTTATTGAGAACCTTTTTAATTTACCTGTATAATGTACTACTTGGATTACGAACTACAACAGTATCAAGAAGAACAAGAAGCCACCTGCGTAGAGTGCGGTGGTTGTCTTGTTGAGGAGTATTACGATTGCTCGTGTGATGAGGATGATTACATTTGCCAACAAATAAACTACCAACGATGATGACTCATAGTCAAGCAATCCTACAGGCTCAAATAGCTTTTGAAGAAGCGTTAAGCGACAAAGACACGATTGACCAACTCTTGCACATAGATGCCCAGATGTATGCAAATACAGGAACGGAAACAAGCAAGGCAGAGATGGAAAGTATCAAGAGAGCTTCTGCTTTTATCTACCGATTAATTAAGAGTATTGACTACGACAAGGGTCAACGCTTTATTCAAGGAATGGGTCTCACACGATGAAGACATTAAATAGTTTATCTGGAGGGAAGACATCAAGTTATATAGCAGCGAACTATCCTGCTGACTATGATGTGTTCTCTCTTGTTCGTATAGAGGACACCAACTGCAAGTTCCCTGATGAGAAGATTAGGAAAGAGGTAGAGGATAGAATCCAAGCTCCGTTCATTGGAACGGCAGAGGATGACACTATCATCTACACGATGCTTGACCTTGAGCAGTTCATAGGTAGACCTATCACTTGGGTTACAGGAAAAACCTTTGAGGAGACAGTAAAGTCTTATCGTATGAAGAATGGTGGCTACTATCTACCTAACAAGGTTACGAGATACTGCACTACTGATATGAAGACCATCCCTATTGCTGAATGGAGATACAAGAACATTGAGGGAGATGTTGCAATGCGTTTTGGTTATCGTGCCAACGAGATGAATAGAGCAAAGCGTATGATGGAAAAGACTAATGATAATGGTATGACTGAAGTCAAGATTATTGTTGGTAGGACAAAGACAGGTACTCAAAATAGATGGAAGACTATTGAGTATTGTAAGCCAGAGTTCCCTCTAATAGGTGACCACCTATTCAAAGACACGATTGAAGAGTATTGGAGAGATAAACCTGTACGCTTCGCTTATATGAATAATTGTGTTGGGTGTTGGTGGAGAAGTCCACTACTGCTAAAGAAGATGCACGAGAAGCAACCAAAGAAGATGGAATGGTTTGCAGCGTTAGAAGAAGAGGCAGGAAGCACCTTCCGTTCCGATGTCAAGTATTCGGATATTATTAAATGGAAACCACAGGTGACATTGTTTGATGAAGACTTCAATGAATGTGACTCTGGGTATTGCGGATTATAATTACTAAATTTAAAACACTATGTCAAAACAAATCACAATGCTCAATGGTGAGCAACACAATCAAGATTGGCTTGTTGAACAAGCTATAGATGATTCATTCTACTACGGCTACTTGGGAAAGGTAGCCTTCAGTAGTTCCAACCTCAAGAAACTTCTTGACTCTCCACGCACCTACTACAACCTTATGCAGTATGGCGATGAGACCAACAGCCAAGCACTTCGTGATGGTCGTTTGATTCACACGATGGTGTTAGAGCCAGAGAAGATAGATGAGCATATCTTCATTGATGTGCAGAGCAAGAACACGAAGAAGTGGAAAGAGGCGAAAGAGAAATACCCTGCCCACCTCCTGTATACTACAAAGGAGCGTAAGAGTGCAGAGCGTTTAGCAGATGCTCTATTCAAGAACGACCAAGCCGTAGAGATGTTACGAGGTGCTACCTTTGAAGTACCTGCTGTAGATTACATAGAGGGGTATCCCTTTAGAGGTAAGGCTGACATCATTCAGCCCAACGGTACTATTGTAGACCTGAAGACTACAAGTGACCTACGCAACTTTGTGTATTCTGCAAGACACAAATACTCCTACGATGTACAAGCCTATATCTATTGTACCCTATTCAATGTAGACTACACCAAGTTCAAGTTCTTGGTGATTGATAAGCTGTCGTGTGATGTAGGCATCTACACGATTAGTGAGGAGTTCTTCAACAAGGGAGAGGAGAAGGTACGCTATGCGTTACAGCAATACTTTGATTTCTTTGAGGACAAGGCTCTTCTGGACATCCAAGAGATGGTCAACAATTACACAATACAGGGAGAGCTTTGAAAAAGCACACCAAGATATATATGGACTACTTCAACTATGTGTTGGATGACTTCATCCCTTGCGAGGTATGTGGGGCAAGAGCCAACGACATACACCACATAGAGAATAGAGGTAGTGGAGGCAGTAAGTCCAAAGATAGGATAGAGAACTTGATGGCGGTCTGCCGCCCTTGCCATATAAAGTACGGTGACTACCCACAGCACAAAGAGATGCTACAAACCATTCACAACAAATTACTATGAACCAGATGGAGCAATTCCTACGCATAGCAAATGCGAGGTTAAGAAAGAGATACCCTTTCAAGAAGCAAAGAAGAGCTTGGGCAGCCAAGATGTATGTAAGATGGCTAAAGAGACAAGACTGATGAGGTACTTATTATTATTACTATTGATGTCCTGTAGTAAACCTGCGTACCAAACAGGTACACTAACCAAAGGCAATCCTGACAACACCTATTTAGATTCGTGCGACATTTATTGTTGTGGCGATTAATGAAAAAAGTAAGGGTAAAATGTACAAGATGTTGTACAAAACAAGGGCAGTATTGCATATCGCAATACGCAATATTTATAGGCGCACACATATAAAAATAGGCGCAAGTGAATTAAAGTAGGCGCAAACCTTTAAAACAAAAGAGAAATGACACCACTACAAGAATTTATTGAAGTGCTAAAAATCCATAGAGATACGGCATTTGAGAAAGAAAAACTATACGAAGACCT